ACTTTTTAAGTTCGCCCATCACTCCGCGCTCCATACGGTTCTTTACCCGCTCTTCGCACGCCTCGAGGAACATCCGCAGGCCGGCGATCATCTTGGCGTTCTGCTCCGACGGGAACCGGGTGTTCAGCTTCTCATGGCGGTCGAGCAAGGCCAGAACCAGCTGCTCGGATTGCAGGCCGGGGATCATCGTCCCGTCGTCGTTCTTCTGCACGAACCGAACGACCTGCTCGGTTTCGACGTATTGCGTCTTGCCGTCGTTGAAGCCGAGGCACTCGCGGATCACGTAGCAATGCGCACCTCCGTAGATCGCATCATCGACCACCGAGATCGTCGGCTCGTCGCTCGGATAGATCACCGCATCGATGGGTTTGACCTCTCCGACAACACACCATGTGTAAAGTCTTCCGAGCGGAAGTCCGATCTTCGATTGGCTTCCGCACGCCTGCAGGACGATCTCTTCGTTATCGAATCCTCGGAAGATACCCTGATATTCATCCCGGTTGTCGAAAACCAAGACGATCTCCGCACCTTGACGGCATTCAGTTAGTTCGGCCGGCAGCCGCCACGCACCTACTTGTTTCTTTTCCATAGCTGTCAGATATAAAGGTTAAACAATTCTGTAAGTCGTCCGGACTCGAACCGGAACAACAGCCGCATCGCTTTGGCCATTGTGCTATGCCTCCGATGGAACCGAAGGCCCTGCCGACCCATTTGCCGGTCTTTCCCGGCTGTCAGAGCCTTTCGCGTCATCTGTCCGATGGAGTCAAGCGTCCTGTTCCGCTTTGCCACCGCCATTCTCCGGCGGGTAACCCCTGCGCCATCGTCGCCCTACTTGCACTCGGGTCTTCATCTCAAAAAAGGGGATTGCGGGTGGCCGGGGACTCGAACCCCTGTGCTTATCTCCAAACAACAGCCAATCTTTCCCATTTCGTTGTTCTTTTCCTGTCGCCACCCCCATACCGGTTACTCCATAGGCGCACCTCCTTTCTGTTCGATGTTCACATATCGGCGAATGACAGCGAGCGCCCCGTCATAGGTATGGGTTTGCATCACTTCGTGCATCATCCGCCCTGCAACGAACTCCGCATGAGCTTTGTCTCGATCTTGCTCTTCTCGCGATTTCTGTGTTTGGAAGCCGAGCCTCCGAACGTCGGACAGGATCGCTGCTCGCGCCTCCGACATCAGGGTGAAAATATTTCCCTGCTCTCCAGACAAATCGACGGTTATTGTAGGTTTCTCCATATCAACTCGGTAATTGGTTCGGTCGAATAAAAATCGGAATCTGCACGACCCGCTGCGGCTTCACGGGCTTCGGTTTGCGCAGGATCGCCTCGAGCTTCGGAACGAGAGCCTGCAGCTCGTCGACGGTCAGCATCCCGAAAGGCTTGCCGGCGATGCGCGGATCGAGGCAGAACTCATCCACAGCGGCGAACGTCCGGTCGGCCGTATCCACGCCGAGCCGCTGCATGCGGTTCAGTGCTGCCGACCGTGCCCGGCGCAGCCGCTCCCTGTATGCGGCCGAGGGTTCGCCGAGCTGCTTGCCCGTCTGGAGACACTCGCACATCTCCTCGTACTCGGCAGGGGTCATCTCCCGCAGCGACGACGTGCGTCCGCCGGTGAACTGCGACACCAGCACTTCCTTATGCTGGTCGAGATCGATGCTCTTCGCTTTGGCGATGGCATAGAACCGTGAATAGTTACGCTTCCGTTTCATGGGACTGTTCGGTTTTCGATTCGACGGATGCGTGGGCATCGAAAGTTTCGGCAAGGAAGATGCGCATCCGCCGCTGGCGGGCGACGAGGTATTCGATCATCGCGCCCTCGCTCTGCCGCCAATCCGCAATCATATAGATCGCATCGCTCTTGAGCAGCAGCTTGACATCCTCGCCTATCTGATCCGCCCACTCCGCCTCGAAAGGCAATCCGTTACGGAGCGGACTGACAGGCTCGAAGCCGAAGCGCCGGATTTTCGCTTCCGCGGCCTGAAACTTGGAGATCACCTCGTCGATGGGCAGTCCGGTGATCTTCCCGCTGATGTAGATTTTCTTGATATCCATAGGTCAATCTTCGATTATGCTGCTGTCATGCAGCAGTCCCTTATAGCGGCGATCCCGGGCCGCCTTCGTGTCGAACTTCTCGAGCGTCCGCCATTCGGGAAACCCGAACTGCTTGTACTTGATTTTCGGCTGCGGGTAGTCGTCCTTGCGGACGATCATGAACCCCGCCTTCAGCACCTTGTTTTGCGAGTCTAAATTCATATCATTTTCTGTTTAGTGTTTTCCCTTCCCAGTAGCGTTTGGCCTCCTTTTCGTAGATCGTGCATTCCCCCTTCGGCCCGATGTAGCGACCTTTGCTGAACGCCTTGTGCCCCTCGACCCAGATTTTCAGCGACGCATCGTACATGATCTTCATCGCCGCGCGTCCTTCCGGGCGCTTGCCGTCGGCATGGCTGACGAAGATGAGCAGTTTGTTGCGATGGCGCTCCTTGAAGGCGATATACTCCTTGTAGCTCATCTGCGTGTATTGGAACGAATCGATCACCACGAAATCCCACGAGCGGGGTTTCGACAGAGCTTCGTCCATCTCGGCGAAGGTCATCGTCGCGTTGTACTGGAACTTCCGGCCGCACTCGTCCAACCGATAGCGGCGGATGGCGTCCTGCGTCGTGCCGCCCAGCCCCTCCTCCAACGGCAGGTAGAGCACCCGGCCGAACTGAGTCAGTTCCTTGCAGAAGGAGGCCACCGCCGAGGTCTTGCCGTTGCCCGAATTGCCCCAGAAGAAGACCACGCCCGTGCGGTCGATCTCGCCGACGCAGTCCGCCCAGATGCCGCCCGGGCGGATCGTCCGGCGCTTGAGCGTCAATACCTGTTTGGCTGATAGTGTGCGGCCCATTTGAACAGCGTTTGAACGGGGTTATTTCTTGATTTGGGCGAGCTTCTTGTTCTTGTGCACCGACTTGCGGACGCGCCGCATGTCGAAATACTCCTTCGGCTGCTTCTTGTCCCACGGATTCACGGACGTCGAGACCATCGTGCGGGCATCGGCCACCACCTCGGCGATCGCGCTGTCGGCAATCAGGCCGTTCGCCCGGCAGACGGCCGTCACCTCGTGGCGGGTCGCAGGGGTCAGGTCGATGAACCGCCGGCCGATGCGGGAATAGATTTCGTCGTAGCCCTTCTTGTCGTACTCTAATCCGATGCTCATGCGGCGCTTGATGTATTCGGTCGAGAGGAAGATGATGCCGCAGCGACCTTCAAGGGCATTGTAGATCGAAATGAAGTAGTAGAACACCGTATCCATCAGCTTGTCGCCCTCGTCGAAGACGAGCAGCGGACGGTCGAGCACACGCAGCGCGTCCGTCACGGCTTGGAGTTTCTCCCGCAGGCTCGTCTGGGCGAGCTTGAGACCGATGACGCGGGCCATTTCGCGAATGAAGTCCCCGCGCCGCATATCCTCCGAGCACGAGACGACGAACACGTTTTCATGCTTCGACGCGTAATCGTGCGCGGTCGTCGTCTTGCCGATGCCGGCATTCCCGACTACCCACGAGACGTTCTGATTCGCCTGCGCGTCGGAGAGCAGAACCGACAGCTCCCGGTAGGCGGTCGTTTCGCAGACGGCCCACTCCTCCGGATTGATCGGGGAGACCAGTGACCGAATGCGCAGGAACATCTCGTCGCTGATATTGTCGAACTTGCCGTTCAGAATCGCGCTGACCGTACCCGTGCTCAGACCGAGCGAATTGACCGCCTTGTTCTGGCTGGGATATTTGGACACATACGCCTGAAGCTGCGTCTGGACGGTCTGTTTCTCTTCGAGTGATAACTGTTTCATGTCGATATGGTTTTAAGATTTACATTCTGCTGAAAATGGCCGTCGGGTCGAAATCCATGTTGCTGACGGCTTTCGTATATTCGCCGACCGCAAGTGGTTCGGTCGTCGCCTCGACCGGTACGGCCACCATTGCGTCGGCCAGCCGCTCGTACTCTTTTTCGCTGATGCCTTTGAGGGACGGAGTCCGCAGCCCGTGCTGTTCCGGAGCGACGCCGTGTTCCAGCTCCAGCGCGTGCGCCTCGATCTGGCGGCGAACCCGCTCGCGCTTGTTCGCATCGTCGTTGAACCGGATCAGCTCCATGTCGCCCGGCCGCTGCTCCTGAATGTTGCGGCGGATCGAAAGGTAGGGATAGGCCACCGTCTCGTAGCGCAGCCCCATCGGAGTTCGGGTGTAGAGCAACGCCCGATCCATGCGCTGCGGGTCGAACTTCACGAAGAACTCCCGGCCGGTATTATCCCGGCGCCATTCGTAGTCCGGACGACCGTCGGCGGTCAGCACCTCGTAGGTGTACTTTCGGTTTCGGTATTGGATCGTGATGCCGTCGGCCGTGAACAGGCTCGGCTGCTCGGTCGTCAGCCAGAACAGATCGATCATGTCGAACTCCGTAACCGGATCGGTGGCCGGATTAACGCTCGCACGGTACATCTCCTCGTGAGCGATCCCCGTCCGGTAGTGCTTCATCGCATTCCACTTGCGGCGAGCCGCAGCGTAGGCCGCCAGCATCTCCTCGTAGGTGAACAGCTTCTCCTTATTCGCCTCGAGGAACTCCCGATTGATCTTCCACGCCTCCTTCGAGGAGATGTTGCCGCCCGTGAATCGCCAATCCTCATGCAGCACCTGCTGCTGGAACCGGCCGAAGGCAGACTCGATGCTCTTCGACGGGCCGTTGTACGGCGCCGTCGGCCGATTGATGCGGCAGATGTTCGCGAAGAACTTCTGCGCGATCTTGCTCCGCTGGCCGCCCTGATTGTCCGTGACGATCTCGTAGGGCTTGCAGCCGGCCGTCTCGATGGCCATGCGGAAGGCGGCGAACTGCGCGTCGAAGTTCTCGCTGGCGCTGACCGAGTAGCCGAGCAGCGTTTCGCTGTAAGCGTCGATGACCTCATAGACCGAGACCGTGCGGATGACGGTCTTGCCATTCTCTACCGCCTTGTAGAACAGGTTGAGCTTCGTGCCGTCGCCGTACCACAGCGAGTCGCGCATGGTCGGCATCTCGGTCTTGTTGCGGCGGGCGTAGAGCTGCTTGGCTGCCAGCTCGCCATAGACGGCATCGTACCACAGCGGCTTGACCTCCGGCCGTTCGAGGTATTGAACCAGCGATGACTGCGAGGCGAGCGGCTTCCATCCGCGGCGCTCGGCGATGCGGTTGAACTCCTCGAAGAGCTGCTTGGTCGTGTAGACCGGAACCCGGCAGCGGCGCAGGGCGACGATCTGACGCCCGGCCGCTTTGGTAATTTTCAGCGTATTTGCGTTGCAGAACTTACCCGACACGAGGCAGGCGTAGCCCTCCTTGCGGTACTGTCGGAGTTTGTCGCGCAGGCGGGCCTCGCTTTTTGGGAGTGTGTGTCCGTAGGCATCGCGCAGCTCCTCGGCGGCGGCGAAGATATTCGACCAGACGACCGGCGTGTTGTTGTTGCGCGCGCGGCGCATCGCCTTCTGCGTGTTGAACATCTCCAGCAGGGCGTTCAGTACCCGGGCGTTCGTCGTGTATTCCGTTTGCTTCTCCTCGGGCAGATGCTCGCCGCTGGGCAGCAGGTGGTCGTGGTAGAAGCGCTGCGCCTCAGCGTCCATCGCAAGCGGCATTTCGTCCTGTTTCATTGTCTTCTCGGGATCACCGTATTTTTCCTCGAAGCGGATGCGGAACCGTTCCGGCAAGGAGCGGTACTCGATCAGAGCATACGATCCGAGTCCCTTGCCCGGACGTAGAACATTTACCCGGTTCCGCGTCACGAGATGATCGTAAGCACTACGACTCATTACCGCTTCGCCATCGTCCGACCGTGTCAGCTCGTGCATCGTTACTGCTATCGTATTTCCGAAATATTCCATCACTTCGTTGTTCTTGATCCCGCGCCGGCATCGCTCCGGACAACACCTCCGCGTTCGCGGGAAACCGACCTACTCCCAAATTTCGCCTATCTCATCAGCGGCCTCCGATACTTGATCCCTGACACTCTCGAGCGTACTGATTGCACTTTGCATTTTCTCGCCGCGTTCCGAATCCTGAAAGGGCTCGGGGAGATTGTCGTAAGCGGCCCACTCTTCATCGCAAAGAATATCCAAACGTTCGTAGATATCTTGCAGCTCTTCTCGAATCGCCTGAAGCTGTTTACGTCGGTTGTTATTCATCGTTTACTCATTTAATGAATCCGTGAGGCTTTGAGCCTCGAATACGATATTGCCCCAGTCGCAAATCTTGACGTCGGAGAACGTTTTCACGGAACAACCGTTCCGGCTGATATCAGCCGTGCTTGTGGCGTTGTCGAACTCTACTCGAACGCCGTTCGAGAAAGTCTGAATAATCCGCCGCACGCCGCTGGCATCATGCTCGAAATCGGTCTCGCAATTCGGCATGAAACCGTTCGTGACATCGACCTCGCTCATCACGCGACCACCGTCTTGCAAGGCCATGCGGCGAATCTTTTCCGCCAGCGCGCTCTGGGTCTGGAACGTCAAGGCAGACCACAGCGTCACACGGCTTACGCCCAACGCCCGACGGATGCGAGCCTTCTTGGCTGTTGGTAATTCGATATATTTCATCTCTGTCCTGTTTTAGTTTGGTTCTACATATTAGTCGGCCAACTTCTCTTCGAGATACCTTACATCTTCCTCCCAAAGGGGAAGCCCGCTCTTGATCTTGTATAGTGTCGCTGCTTTTCTCCCGATGAGCCTGACCGCTTCACGATAGAAATCCGTATCGTCATAGGCAGCAGCCTTGCCGAGGAGGAATTCCGCGAGGCTCGTTCGGTTCTGACGGGCGTCGTCCAGCTCGTTATTACGCTCCTCGAGCATGCCGTTCAAAACCGTAATGCGTCGATAATATTCCGCTACGATGGCGCTCGATCCGTGTTTCTTATACTCTGTACAGAACTGATCCTTGTCCATGTTCCCCGCGGCCATATACATAGCCTCTATCCGTGCGTACTCTTCCGATGTAACCGTTTTGCCCGTCCGATCTTCAAATTCCTGCTGTGTCATAATTTCAGTTATTTAATTCTATTTGTATCATATCGAGAATGTTGCTGGTCACCATGCTATTGACCGCCAGAACTGCGCTACCGATACCGTTCTGTTGCATCCAGCGCTTCGCCCGGTTCATTGCGGTGACTTTGCTCGAACCATCCGGAATAAATGCATCCAGATCGTCGTAGTCGTTCGTCAGTAGTTGGAACCAATATCGTTTCATCGCCGGGTTATTTTACTTCATTGATGATCGGTCGCAGGGAGCAGCCGTAAGCTGTCACCAGAGCGTCGGACATGCGTTTCACGAAGGAAGCGGACGCTTCGA